TTTCTTGAGCTGTTTTACTTTCAGTCTTGTCAATGAACGTTGTATCAACTTCTTCTGGTTTAGAGAAGAGGTTTGATTTTTTTTCTTCTTCTGTTTCTGAATCATTAGGTAACATTACATTTTGTGCACCTACATTTCCAAAAATTTCATCAAGATTTACATCTAGTTCCTCTACCGTTGTAGAGTCTTGCATTTGAGTTTCCTCATTTAAGTTATCTGCCATTTATTATTTTTTGTTGGTTATTACTTTAATATACTAAAAATAAATCTTAAAAATTTAGAATTCATTAAAAAAAGTTTTAATTTTTTTACATTATATAGCTAACTTATTTCTTCTTCTTATTTTTAATAGATTTTACATCATATTTATTTTTATTTTCTTTTGCAATTTGTAATTGTTTTTCAGCTATATCTCTTTGAGCTTGTATTTTTTGTTCTTCAATACTAATTTTTTGCTGATGTTTCATCATATCATTACTTTGCTTTTCTCTTTGTATTTGAGTTTGCTGTTGATATTGTTCAGTTTTTCTAATATTATCCATCTGATCTTTATAATCAGATTGTTGATTTTGATTAATATCAACTACAGATCCATATCCAGCAGCTTTAATTTCAGCAATAAGAATATCTTTTTGTCTTTCTTTTTCACCTTCCATAGATTCAAAATCAACTCTCATTTTTTCTTCTTGCTGTTTAGCTTGAATTTGTTCTTGTTGCATTTGTTGCTGTTGCTGCATTTGTTGTTGCTGCTGTTGCTGTTGTTTTTGTTCTGAATCTTTCATAGCAGCATTAAGTTCTGCAACAGAATCAGATTGAACAATTTTACCAAGATCATAAATAGAAGCTCCTGTAGTATTGTTTTGCATAGCCATTTGCTTTAACTGTTCTAATATAGCTCTATGGTTTGCAGTTGTAGAAGTAAAGATATTTAAATCTCTCATTAACATATCTATACCATTAATTTCAAAATTGACTTTCTCATCTGCTGAAGTTATATAGGTAAGTCTTGCAGAAGGTTTTGTACTATGATAGTACTGAGCTAAATCTGTTCTCATTTGATGAACTCTAGGCATTAAATAATCACAATGTTGTATAAAATATGTTTCAGTTTGTGCATAGGATGCATTTGCAGCTTGCTCAACACCAGTAGCTGTCATTTGTGAAAGTTGCTGTCCTAGTCTTTGTGGATTAACACCTATTACGTCATAGGCTTCTTGTTTAAAATGATTAGATAATTGAACTCTAGACATCAATCTATTAGTTTGAGCTAAATCAAGTTTTTGAAAATGTTGAAAATTTAAAGCATTTTCAGTATTTGTAATGGATGTATCAAGAGGTAGCATTTGAAAATCTTTCATTGCTACATAGGCTTTAGCTAAATTACCTTTACCCCAATCTTCATTCATAGAATGTTTTGGTAAAGTATTTTGATCTAACATTATAATAGTACCTAACTCATCAACTAAAATATCTGCTATTTGATTATTTACTATATTATAACCTATTTGAAAAGGTTTCATTAAATCTACTAAAGCTGTAGACTTTGTATTTCTATCTGAAAATACAGAACCTTCTACAGGAAGTTTACAACCATATAAAGAATTATCTCCTTTAAATTGAAATCTAAGTGGTCCTGGTTTTGGTTTATCTATACCTAAATAAAGTGGAGTCATTCCTGAAGGATTGTTCATTCCAGCATAACTAGGAAGATTAGGTCCAATTTTAATACCACCCCATACTTCATTAATCCATATCCATTCAATATGTTCACCAAAAATTAAATTATCTTTATTTTTATTTTTAAATAATCTATTATCATATTCAGGCTTATCAGTAATTTTATAATTTTCTGTAATTATTTCATTTAAAACTTCACCCTGATCTGTTATTTTAGTTAAATGTCCTAATTTTCTTTGTGACTTCCAGTAACATGTTGTAACTCTTATTAAATCTCTAGCAGCTTCTGTTCCATAATCTTCACTCTGAGATAAAATTTCTTGAACTACATCACCCCCACCCATAATATTTGAAGACATTGCACTATTATATTGACGCATTGCTAAAGAAGGCATTTGAGTATTTTTAGCATGAGATTGTGTTGCATCATAAAAACTACCATCATTTTGATATCCACCTAAAGCATATCCTGCTGCTCTTACTGGATGGATTGATTCTAAGGCCTCTAATTCATCCTCTGTCATCAGATAGCCATATTTATCAATAGCATCTGATACAGTAATCATATCACTATTACCTACCCAATTAGATTCAGAAATATATCTTGAGTCTGGAGATTTATGATAAAAAGTAAGAAGTGGGTTCCATAACTCTACATCATAATCATCTTCCATCATTCTCATATGCCAAAACTCTCTATCAGTAATTAACATATCTCTAAAAGCTCTTTCTTCTAATTCTTCTAAATGGAATCTTTGTACATCTACTTTATGTTGATGTGATGCCCATTCTTCAATCATGGATCTATAGCTTTTTTTGAAAAATCCTTCTATTTCAGGTAAACTTTTTATATTATCGGGAGATAATTGTTGTTGAGCTTCTTCAGAATTAGGATCTAAACCTTGTTCAAGTAAAGCAGCTTGAATTTTAACTTCAGCTTGAGACATTAGAGTTTTCTCTACCATCTCTCTTTTTTTCTCAAGCATTTCATTATATGAAAACTCGTCTACAGCACGGTATGTAAGTTTAGTAGATCTTTTAGCAAATTCAGCTACTAATACATTTATAACATTAGGTATTATGGGATAAAACTTTAGTTCTAATGCAGAAGTATCATTTTCAATTAATGTATCAATAATAGTTCTTGTTTCAAGATCTTCTTCAACAATATAATCAGATCTATCAATATGACCTTTAGCCAATTTATAATTTTTTGATAATCTTCTTGAACTTAATTGTAATTGTTTTACACCATTCCATTCTAACCAGTCTAAATTCCAAGCAGCCCACTCATCATCTTTTCTTTTTCTAGATAAAAATTGTAAAGGTTGTGTAATTGAACCCATTCTATTTTGTTCAACTTTAGCTCCTTTTTTTAATTGAAGTGCATTATATACTTGCATAGTTATTATTTAATATTTTTAAATGCAGATTTTTTAAAAGAACTGCCATTTGCTTGTCTGTTTTTTCTACCTAAATGCCTAAACGGACTACTATTTAATTTAAACAAATTATCCGACTTTTGCAAGTTTTTAGCTGCATCATCTCTTATAGTCTCCTTTGTATAACCTCGGTTAGATTCTTGAATTCTCATAAATGAAACAAGTGCAACAAAAGATACTAATCTATCTACATTGACTCCATCAGCATATTCTTGCATTTCTTTTATAAGCATTGGATCAGGAATTCTTTCTATACCATATGTAGTTCTAACTACCGTTCCATCTTCTTTAGTTTCTTGATCAAGTTCTTCTCTAACATATTCAATGGCATAACTTATCATATGAGATTTAAATAAAGTTCCTGTATTTTTCCAACCATATTCTTGAAATACATTTGAATTAGCACCAAGATCTTTTAAAAACATTATTTGACTTTTGGGAACTAAATATCTTTGTTTTTTTCTACTTATCATATAATTAATAAACAAAGAAATATTATTTTCTATTAAAGTCCATGCGTTATACCATTCTATTATAAGTTCTAATCTTTGATGAGTTTGTTTAATATCATCAAACCTTCCACACCATGCTGCTACTATTTTACTTTGTTCAATATAGGTTTCAGTTTCTGTACCAGATATTTTAGTAACTTCTACAGAATTCTTAACAACGTAAATAGAACAAAGAGAATCTGATGTAGTAGTTTTACCTTCTGCAACAGGGTCAATAGATGCATAATAACTTCCAAAATCTGGTTTTTCTTTATTAGGCCTTTCCCATACAACTAAACATCCTGTTTTGTCTTCAGTCTTTTTATTTACTGGAAAATCTTTTATAGGTTGTTTATTACTTTTTTTAACTATAGGTTTACCATTGTCATCTGTAAAAATATCTAAGAACTCATATCCATATTCTTTTTCATCTATTCTTCTTGATTGTGCTGCAAGTAAATGTGTAGGAAATACAGATATTGATCTATTATCAAAAGCTTCTTTTATATTTCTAGGATGTTGAGATATCCTTAATTGATAATCTTCAGGATTTAATTCTTTTTTCCAATTATCAAACTGTTCTTGTAATGCTATATTAGCTTTTTCTACAAGAGAGTTTCCATAATTATCTATGTGTGGAGGCATTGACCATTGTTCAGGAATAAACAATCCTGAAATACCAATAGTATTTTTATTATCAATAAGGTTTGTTTCTATTTCATATACATCTTTAGAAGAAGGATTTAATATCATTTCTTTTAATGGACCGCATTGAGATAAATCTCCTACTGATCCAGCTGCTATAAATAATCCAGTAGTAGTAAGTCCTGATCTCATTGCAGGTCTCATATACTCATATGTCTTATCCATTTTAGGTGCAATACCTGCTTCCTCATGAAAAAAATATTTTACTGGACCACCTACTCCATTTGTAGGATCTTTTTCAAATGACATACCTTGTATAGTTCCTTTTAAACCAACTTCAGTTTTTCCATCACCTTTTCTAACTTCAATTTTTTGTTGCCACATCATAACCTTACTTGGATTCATTGGTCTATACCAAGCAGTATGTTCATTTAAAAAAGCAGCATATTCATCTAAAAATTTCCAAGATCCTTTTTCATTTATATAATCTTTAAGACTTGCACCTATCTTTAATGTAACACCTTCTTCAAACCATTGTTGATTTATAAGTTTAGCCATATGATAATAAGAAGATGCTATCTGTCTTTTTTTTAGAATAGCAACATGTTTAAAATTAAGTTCTGCTAATACTTCATAAAGAGCCATATGATATTGAGCATCTCTAATATCAGCAAATCCAAATTTTTGTATTTCTTTATTAAAAATAGGTAAGAAGTTTAACCACATATAATAATCTCGTGGTATAAACCAAGTTTTAGTTTTTGATTTATAAATTACTCCTTTTCTACATTTTCTTTTTTCATTTTCCCAATAATTTACAAAGTCTCTAGATTTAAAAGGAGCCTCACAATAAAAGTTTTGTTCATTAAATTTAACAGCTTCAGCATTAAATTCTAAACTAGTTTTATCAAATGCATATTGACCAGGTTCTTTAAAAAGATTTTTTATATAAATTGCAAATTCTTCTCTAGATTCAAAATCTGTATTAGTCCAAGTACCATTATCCCAAGTAGGTATGTTTTGATATATTTCACTCATTGATAATTGTTTTTATTTCATTTTGAGTTTCAATCCAAACTTTTGCTCCACATGATAAAGGTTTATCTGGACTATATATTATTTTAGCAGCCTCTTTACCATCTTGCCCATATACAATTGCTTCATGAGCATAGGTATTAGTTTTATATGTCTTACAAGTAAGAACAGGATTAGCTGTTCCTGTTTTAGAATTTTTTTTAATTATATGTTGATTGACATGAATTATTGTTTTCATAGATTCTATTGATCATAGCCTAAGCCAATTCCTCCTCTTACACTACTTTGTTGTTCATCCTGTAAATCTTTATAAGCACCTTTAAAAGATTGTCTAATTGAATCAAAGTCTTTAGCTACAGCTCTAATTTGATTTATATTACCATCTCGTCCATCAGTTATAGGTGTATTACCCATATATCTAGCCATATTATCTAGAGCTTTAGATATTCCATTGTATGCTCTTGAAGTAGGTGTTTCATACATTTTTTGACAAAACTTTAAGGCTGCCCAAACATCATCATCTTCAGTTGAAAATTCAGCATCTATCTGTTCTAATATTAAAGATTCTTTGTCAACTTCAGGTGTATAAAAGAAAGGATTTATATCAGGACTAGGACAAGTCATGTAAAATAAATACTGATAAATTTTTAAATGATCTTCTGGATAATTTTCCATTATATCTTTTAATGCTTTTAATGTATAGCAATGTTCTGTTGGTATAACAGTATTGTTTTGTATATCAAATAATCTAACTATCATATTATGGATTTATTATACTATCAATTGCCGCATAAGTATTTGTAACAATTATTGATGATGGTGCTCCAGTTACATATAATGCTGTAAATTCAGTTACTGTACCATCAGGTTTTATATAAGTATGATATGCTACAACATTGTTTAACTCAATTGTAGCTGCAGATGTTGTATAAACATAACCTGAACTAACTCCTAGTGAAACAACATTTGTATCTAATTTTGTAGTAAATGCCATAATTATTTCTTTTTTAATTTATCTCTATTATCGTTTAAATAATGAATTATTGATATAACTTCATCTTTTAAATAAGGAACTGGTATTTGTAATACTTCTTGTACAACAGGATCTCCTTGCTCTGTAAGTTTAGTTACAGGATAACCATATTGATCTTTACTTTCTATTTCAAATTGCACATGATATATAAACATATTACCTGGTCGAAGCTTAGGATTATGTTTTAATATAATATACATATAAATACTTAATTGTAATGCATAGTGATTAAAATTGCAATCATCTAAATGAGATGCTGGAAAATTCATTTTTTGAGAAATACCTTCCCAATCTTTATAAGATTGCATTTTTATTTCTTTATTAGTCTTATAGTCTACAATAGATACTTTACCATTAACAACTTCAACTAAATCTGATTGTCCGCATATACCTGCTGATTTTAAATAAACCATATGTTCTGGATAAACACCTGGTTCTAATTTTTGTTTTGGAGCAAGTTTAACTCCTTCTTCTTTTACTATTGGAGAGAATACAGGTACAATAACTCCTTCTCTTTCAATAGAAGCTAAAGAACATAAATCATCTTCTCTTTGATTATGATAAAATGTTCCAAGACCCATAGCTCTTTGAGATTCTTTTTTCCAAATCTCTTGTATTTCTTTAGGTGTTATACCAAACCATTTAGAATTTTTTCTCTTAGAAACTTTCTGAGCTACATGTTTTGCATCAAAAGGTTCTTTAAAATGAGATGTAAGTGTAGTAACACTTACCCAAGGTATCTTATGTTCATCAGAACTTGTATAACTATGATCTTCTTCTCTAAATATTATACTCATAATTTATTTAATTTATCTTCTTCTTTTTCAGTTAATAAAGCTTTCCATTTACCTGTAGGGCACTCAGAAGAAAGTGATCTTGTTTTAAACTTTAATGAACATCCACAATTGCCACAACATGGTTGTGTTCCTGGTACATCACATTTTTTTCCTTTTAAATCTAACTCAGGACACTTTTTACATATGCCCATTCTTTGTATAGAAACACTTTCTATAAACTGATCTTTCATTACTGAATTTTTAATACCTTCAAAAATTTCTTTTTTATTGGTCCATATTTTTTTAAGACTAAACATTTTTTTTGTTTCTATTATTTATAAACATTTCTTTTCTTTTATGTTCTTCTTCAATTTGATCTTTTATTGAATACAAAAATTCTAGTTTTTCTTCTAACATTTTTTTATTATAGTATGCTGAATAAGTAGATGTATCATGATTTTCTAAATATTTTTTAAATCTAGGTATTGCTTTGTTTACAGTATTTTTTCTTGCAACAAATACACCTAAACCTGTTATATTTATTCTAGGGTGATATAACTCACTTAATAAACTTCTTACATTTTTATAGTAAAAATCTAATAAATTTTCTACTAAATGTTTTGATAAATCTTTTTGTTCTGCTATTTCTTGATATAATAATCTTGATTTTTTAGGTTTCATTTCCCAAGAAATTTATAATCTAAAAGTATAGTTCCTTCTGTTTCAATTTTAATAACATTATTAATAAAAATTATTTTTTTATTAAGTTTATCTTTTTTAATAAGTTTATTTTTAACACACTTATTAATACAGTTTCTAACAGTTTGTTGAGACTTAAAAATTTTATGTTCATCTGCAGCATCATAACAAAAATGAGTAAGTTCTATGCGACCTGTAGTACTAAGTAGTGTTAAACACTCTAAATCAGAATTACTCACTGTTATACTATTTATATAACAGTGAGTAAGTAGCTGAAATTTAATAATATCTTTTTTAGACATTACTGTTTTTTTCTGAACTTGTTTAACAATAGCCATTATGCTTTTGTTTTAAGCTTTCTATTTTTAAAAGCTGATGGTTGAGATGCAGTTTCTGGTACTAATGACTCATTATCATCTTCTTCGGGAGGAGCCATCATCATTGCATACTGCATTTGAATTTGAGATCTTTTAAATCTCATTTCATCAATATCACAAAGCATTTTTTCATACTTTAATTGTGAATCTAAATAAGGCATTGATTCCTCATAGAACTTTAACATTTCTTCTTTCTTTAATGCAAGTTCTTCTGCTGATAAATTTTCTGGATTTTCCATTGGTTTAAATTTTTATTTAACCCAAATATACAAAAAAAGTTTAAACTGTAGAAGTTTAAATAAAAAAAGCCTAAGTAGAATAACCTAGGCTTTTAAATATGCTATATAAATTATCTATTTTTAATAGTATAATTAAGTACTGTAAGTAAATAAAATCTTCTTGATATATCTAATTCAAGACAAAAAATATCTAATAATGATATTCTAAACCTTATCATTATTTTATCCCATTGTTTATTTGGAGCTTTCCATTTATTTCTAAACTTCATCTTTTTTTAATATTATATATTTTTTAACATTTCTACTAACTCTGGTTGTGGAAAACAATCAAACTTATCTTTTCTTACACTAGTGTGTGACCACAAACCAAACTGTTTAGCATAATAAGCATCCTCATTAAATTCAAATGCATCATTTGGAGATACACCCTCCTTTAACATTTTTGGTATACCATTTACTAAATCCATTTTAGGATAAATATCTTTAAGATGTAGTATAAGTAAACGAAGAGATTCTATTTGTTTATCAGAATAAGCATGCCAGTATCTCTTACCTCTAAACTCATAGCCTAGATCACATACAAACTCTTCTTTAACTTCTGTGTTAACATATGTGTAGTATTTATCTCCTTTTTTAGTTAAGTATCCAAAGTTATTAAGTTCTACACCTCCTGAAAATTTAGAAATATCAAACTTACCTACTTTACCTAAATGCCATCCTAAGTAGTTATTTGGAAAACATTCTACTACTACACCGTCATGTTTAGCAACTTTACCTTTAACATTAGAACCTCCAATACAGTATTGAGTAGCTACTCTTCCACGTTTGTCATTGTTCCAGTTTCTAATAGTAGCATACGGATTATCCCAGCCTGCTGTGTGATGAATAAAAAATCCTAATGGTTCTATTTTACCATAGTCTCTTACATACTCATTTTTATCTAAATATTGACGATCAATAACTAAACCATCTTTAGTTACATACTCTGTCTCATCAGCAGTAGAGTCCATATCAGTGTCAATACCAAGTTTCTCCCAAGTCTTACGTCCAACTACACCATCATAGTCTAAACCATTATCTTGTTGAAACTTTTTAAGCACTGCTTCAGTACCTGCACCAAATATACCATCTGCTGTTATACCTAAAGCTTTTTGTAATTGTTTTACTTCTTCTCCTTTTGAACCTTTTCTTAATAACATTTTTTAACTTATTTTGGTAATATAAATTTAACTATTTTATATATTATATATATCAATGCTAGTATAAATCCCCATAA